AGTTCAGGGAACTAGGGATAGTGAAGATTAAATAAAACGGAATTTTTTTGTTTCAACAAATTTATAAATAATTTAGAAGGAGGAATTCAATGAAAGAAAAGTTAATGGAACTTTTTAAAGGTCTTGACAGTAAACTTTTAACAGAAGATTTTCAAGATAAAGTAGAGACTTTATTTGAAACTGCTGTAGAAGCTGCTGTGGCCTCTAAAAAAGAAGAATTGAAGGAACAAGTCATTGAGGAAACCCGCAAAGAACTCAGTGAATTTAAAGAAATGATGATTGAAAAAAATGCTCAATATGCTGATACTGTTGCAAAAACTTATCTTGATGAGAAATGTGACAATATCGAAGTTGAGATGAAAAAGAAATTATATGAGACTATAGTAACTGCTATAGTAGATGTTTTCAAAAACAACGGTATTAATCTTCCCGAAACTGCAACTGATTTAGCTGAAAGCTACAAAAATGAAGTTGCAGAAGTTAAAGAGCAATTAAATGATTTAGTAGAAGAGAATATTGCTCTAAGGGAAAGCGTTCTTGTTGAAATGGGTAAAAGAGTATGGCAAGAGAAAACTTTTGATTTACCCGTTGACAAACAAGATGAGTTAAAAACATTAATGGAAGATTTTGATTTCGAAGATGAAAAAACTCTATCTGACAAAATCGACATTATGAAGAAATCTTTCTTAAATGAAAGTAAAAAAGATGATAAAAAGCAAAGTTTAAATGAGCATGTTGAAGATGAAAATGAACCTTTAACAGCTCGTTATTTAAACAAAATTCGTTAAAAGAGTTTAAAAGGAGGATAAAGATAAAATGAGTAAAAAATTTGAATTAGAACCAACAAGATCAGAACTCTTAGTCGAAAAACATACTGAGATTTTAGAAAGTGAAAAATTTCCTAAACTAGAGTCTCCGACTAAGAAAGCATTCATCGCAATGCTTTTAGAGAATTGGGAACAATATCGTTTGAATGAAAAGACTGAAACTGGTGATGTTGAGAAATATGATCCAGTTCTATTATCAGTAATTCGCAGAGGATATCCCAATCTAATTGGTATGGAAATCTTTGGAACTCAGCCAATGAGCGGTCCTACCGGACTAATCTTTGGTATGCGTTCAGTTTTCCACAATAGTACCGCTAACCCTGTAAAATATGTCGCTTCAGTAGTTCTATTACTTGCTGATGCTTCAAGTTTTGCAGTAGGTGATACTATTTCGAATGCTGCAGGTGCTGTAGGTACCGTACGTTATGTTGAGGGAAATACTGTTTTAGTACAGATCACTTCAACTATTACCTCTCCTTACACCTGTTTAACAGTATTCACTGTAGGTGAATGTGTTGACGATGCTGATCCTTATGCTGCTGCAGTTACTACAATTGCTGCAATCTATCCTAACGAAATTGCTTACAAGTTCTTATGGAAAGATTATGCTAAGTTTACCACTGTAGCATTAGCTGAGGCTGCAACAACCAACATTAAAGAAGTTGGTTTCGATATTTTCAAAGAGCAGGTAACTGCCGAGAACTTTAAGTTAAAAACTAAGTACAGCGATGAACTTCAGCAAGACTTAAAGGCCCAGCAAAATCTTGATGCTGATACTGAGTTAACTCGAATCATGTCAGCTGAAATTACTGCTGAGTTAAACAAAAAGTTCATTGACAAGTGGAATGAGAAAGCTGCTCTCGGTGGAACAACTTCTTGGACATATGCTACTTCAGGTACTCCTGGTCGTTGGGAGATGGAGCGCACTTATGAAATGTATGGCAATATCAACAAAGTTGCCAACCAGATCGCTAAAACAACCTTACGTGGTCGTGGTAACATTTTAATTTGTTCACTTGACGTAATCTCCAAGTTAGAGACAATGCGTCATTGGATTGCTGCTCCTTCCGTTTCTGCTGGTTTAACTGATGTAAACCTCGGTGCATCAGCTTTCATGGGTACATTAGGCAATAAGTACAAAGTATATGCAGATATGTATGCAGCTTCCGATTATGTTTCTATCGGTTATAAGGGTGGCGAATGGGATACTGGTATTTTCTATTGCCCATATGTTCCTGTGTATGTAAAGAAAGGTATCGGTGAGGAAGACGGACAAAACCGTATTTGGTTCCATACTCGTTATGGAATCGGTTACAACCCATTTGGTGCCGAACTTTATTACAGATTAATTAACGTTACTCTATAACAGGAGTAATGTGAGTCGTAGTGGAAATGTCGAGAAAGCCAATAGAGATATTGGCTTTCTCTTTTTTAAAAATCTGTAAAAAACGGAGGAACAATGGAAATTGAACGTTTCAAATCTTCATTCGGCAACATTGTAAGACCGAATTTATTCCGCGTTTCTCTCGTTTTCCCGACTATGCCAGATAATTCGGATGTTATACAGTTCTATTGTAAGGGTTCTTCTATTCCAACCCGAACAATAGGAATAATCACCCTTTCATATATGGGTAGAAAAATAAAACATCATGGTGATTCTACATTTGGCAGTTGGTCAGTATCTATTTACAATGATACAAAATTCACAATAAGAAAACAACTTGAATACTGGGCTGAATTAATTAATGGTGCAGTTGATAACGTTTCTGAAGTCGATTTCAATAGACTAAAGAAAAATATGAAAGTAGAACAGTTAGATGGCCGAAAAAATGTTCTAAAAACATATCAAATGGTCGGTTGTTTACCTACAGACGTAGGTGGTCAAATTGCATTAGATTGGGGCAACAACGATTCAGCTGAGGAATATGATGTATCATTTGAATATGATTATTGGGAAAGCGATACTACTCGCGGTTCAAAACTTTAATTTGATTCAATGTGAAGGGTCAGGTTATTTCGGTAATCTGACCCTTCTTTTTTTAAGGAGGAATTAAATGATCAAATTCAGAGATTTACTTAAGGATTAAATGTTTACAACTGTAGATGAATTTAAAGCTAATGTTAGTGGCATTGCAGTCACTAATAAATTCTTAATTGATTTTTCTCAAGCTTTATATTTATTTGAACCATATTTTCCAAATGGAACATACAAATATTTAGTTAAAGATATTGATATTCCACCATACATATTAAATTCATCTGATTCTCATTTATGGGGTAAAAAACATTCTGTTATTAAAGGTATGGAAATTAGTCCTATTGATATAACATTTATATGTGATAAAGATATGAAAATTCGTCATTGTTTTGAAAACTGGATGAATAAAATTTTTGATAGAGAAACTTTTACAGTCGGTTATTTTGATGAATATGTTTCTGACATTGTAATATCTGTATTGAATGGAAAATTACAAACAATTAGAAAATATACAATGGAAGATGCATATCCTGAACATTTATCTCAAATTGCTTTAAGTCATGATGGTGAAAATACTGTTATGACATTTACTTCTACTTTTATTTGTCATTATTGGAAATCTGAATCAATATTTTAAGGAGAAATAAAAATGACAGTTAAACAGAATATACAAAGTCTTCAAGATAAAATTCAAAATTTAAAAGACAAAATAGGAAGTAAAACTAGTTCCGCTGAAATTGAAAATATTAAACAAAAAATTAAAAATTATCAAGATGAAATAAAAGAACTTCAACTAGAATCTTATTCTCCTAAATTAACCTTTAGAAATTTACTTTTAAATGAAAATGATGAAAAGAAAAAGAAAGAAATAGAAATAAACAAAGAAATAGATGCTATAGAATATCAAATGGATGATATGGAAGATATTGAAGAAAATGAAAAAAAATATTTAAAATTAGAAAAAAAGAGAGATGCATTAATACAAAAATTACAAAATCTATAAAAAATCTATTATATATAGTTTTATACGGAGGTTAACGATATGAGATCACAAGTTGAAACTTATCAAAAAACATTACCTAGTTCTGGTGTAAAGGTTAAATTCAGACCCATTTTAGTAAAAGAAGAAAAACTTTATATTATGGCCAATGAATCTGATAAACCAATTGAATTTTTAAATTCATTGATTCAAATTGTTTCAAATTGTACAATAGACCCAGTGAATTTTAATGTTGATGAAATGAGTTATAATGATTTTATATATTTATTTATCGAATTAAGAAAAATTTCAAAAGGTGAAACTGTAAATCTAGATTTATTTTGTACTAATGAAAAATGTACAGATGAAGTAGAACGAGATGATAAAAA